ACGACGAATGACCCGGTTTACCGGGACATGCTGTTGTCATTGCGTAGCCACGGCTGGACAAGGCACCTGGCGCCGGACAACACGCTGCGCGCCAAGCCGGAGAAATTTAGCTTCATCCTGCCTGGCTACAACGTGCGACCGACCGAAATGCAGGCGGCCATCGGCATCGAGCAATTGAAGAAGCTCCCGCGCTTCATCGAGCAGCGGCGGGAGAATGCCGCGCGGATGCCGCACAAGATGCAGCGCGAGGTTGGCAAGTCGTCGTGGTTCGGATTTGCGATCTTCGGCGAGGCGCGGGAGATGTACCGCGAAAGGTACGAATCGCGGCCGATCGTGACCGGCAATTTCCTCCGGCAGCCGGTCATCAAGCACTACGACTACGAGGTATTCGGGCACTTGGCCCACGCCGATTACATCCATGACTACGGGATGATGATCGGCAACAGCCACGAGCGCATCGAATGGAGTTGATCAGCGAGGCGTACCGGAAGCAGAACGAGGAATTGCATCGGCGCGCGGACACGTTCGGCGTGGCCGGCGACCGCCGCGCGCCGATAGTGGCAAAACTGGTGGAAAGACTGGCCGCGGACAGCGTATTGGACTACGGCTGCGGCAAGGGCGGATTGCGCAGGGCGCTCGGCCCAATCGTGAGGAATTATGATCCTGCCGTGCCGGAATACTCGGCGCTGCCTGACCCGGCGGACGTTGTGGTGTGCGCCGACGTCATGGAGCATGTCGAGGACGGCTGCATAGACGCGGTGCTGGCCCACATCAAGGGCCTTTCGCGCAAGGCGGCCTACTTTCTGGTGGCGTGCAGGCCCTCAAGTCAGATCCTCCCCGATGGCCGTAACGCACACATCAGCCTGCACGATCAGGACTGGTGGATCGACCGCATAGGGCAGCACTTCCGGCTGGCCTCGGTGGAAAAAATCGGCATCGGCGAGGTCGCCATGATTGGATTCCCGAGTGACGATCACGCAACGGATTGACGCGGTAACGCTGGTAACGACGGACAGGTTCACGGACGCGCCCCCGGCCCCCAGGTCGGTCAAGATCGAATTGACGGGGCGATGTAACTACCGCTGCGGCTTCTGCGCGCTGCGGACGCGGGCGGTGCAGCCCAAGGGCGACATGGATCCCGCGCTGTTCCGCAAGATCACGCGGCAGATGCGCAACGCCGGGGTCGAGGAAATCGGCGTGTTTTACCTGGGCGAGTCATTGATGGCGCCGCAGTTGACGGTAGACGCGATCCGTTGGTGCAAGGAAATCGGCTTCCCGTATGTGTTTCTGACGACGAACGGGAGCTTGTGTTCGCCGGCTGTCGCGGAGGGGCTGTTCAAGGCCGGGCTGGATTCGCTTAAGTTCAGCGTGAACGCTGGGACCGACGAGCAGTTTGAGGAGGTCATGGGCGTCCGCTCCAAGCTATATCGGAACGCGCTGGATAACCTGAAAACGACGCGATTGCTACGCGACGCGCTGCGGCCCGAGTGCGGGCTGTACGCATCGTCCATCAGGTACGATGGGGCGCAGCAGGAGCGCATGGAGAGGTTGCTTGCCGAACGGGTGTTGCCCTATGTGGACGAGCATTACTGGTTGCCGCTTTACTCTATGGGGTCCCTTGCTACGCAAAGGGAGGCGGAGCTTGGTTATCGCCCGACCGCGGGTAATCAAGGTCGTCTCGGGGCGTTGCGTGATCCGCTCCCATGCTGGTCGGCGTTCACGGAGGGCCACGTCACGGCCGACGGCATCCTTTCGGCGTGTTGTTTCGACGCTGATTCCCGGTGGGGCATGGGAGATCTGAACAAGCAATCGTTCATGGCCGCGTGGCACAGCGAGAAGTTCCGTGAGTTGCGCCGGGCGCACTTGGCGAAGGACGTGGCCGGGACGGTTTGCGAGGCGTGCGTCGCGTATGCGTGAATCCCTCCCGGTGTTCATTGGGTACGACGAGCGCGAAGCGGCTGCCTACCACGTCTGCCAGCAATCGATTCTCGACCACGCGGCCGATCCGCTGCAGCTGGAGTTTCACCCGGTCTGCGGGCCGCGGCGTGATGGGTCGAACGACTTCATCTACGCGCGGTTTCTGGTGCCTTGGCTGTGCCGGTTTCACGGGCACGCGTTGTTCGTTGACGGCGACATGATCGTGCGGGACGACGTGGCGGAATTGTTCGCCCTGCGCCGGCACGACGTCGGGGCGCAAGTGGTCAAGCACGACTACAAAACGAAGCATCCGACCAAGTACCTGGGCAACGCCAACGCGGACTATCCGCGCAAGAATTGGTCGAGCGTGGTGCTGTGGAATTGTTCATTTTTCCCGAACCGGAAGCTGACGCCGGAATTCGTAGCGAGTAAGCCGGGGAGTTACCTGCATCGGTTCCTGTGGCTGAACGACGCGCAGATCGGAGACTTGCCGGACGGGTGGAATCGGCTGGTGCTGGAGCAGGAAGTGCTGCCCGATGACAAGTTGCTGCACTACACCATCGGCACGCCCTGCTTCGCGGAGTATGCGGACTGCGACGCGGCGGACGAGTGGCACGAGGCGTATCGGCGCGCGATCGCGCCTTGCAAATAGGGGACACGGATGGCGATCACCAATGGCGCGACACTGGCGACGGCAGTAGGCAATTGGCTCGCCCGCGCCGACCTGTCGTCGCGCATCCCGGAGTTCGTCGCGCTGGCGGAAGCCAAGTTCAACCGCGAATTGCGCACGCCTGACATGGAGACGAAGGATGCGTCGTTTTCGATCACGGGCGAGTACGTCGCGGTGCCAACCGGGTTCCTTGAGGTCCGCTACTGGCATCTGAACGACGGCGACAAAAACACGCTGGCGTTCCTCCCGCCGGACACGCAGTCTGGGTACCTGCCGGACGGGACCGGAATCCCGGTCTACTACAGCGTGACTGGCAGCAATTTCCGGTTTGCGCCCGTTCCTGACGGCACTTATGCGTCGACGTTGATCTACTACAAGGCGCTGACGACATGCAGCACGGGCAGCACGGAAACGAATTGGCTGTTGACGAGTCATCCGGACATCTACCTGTACGGGTCGTTGCTGGAGGCGGTCGGATATTTGTACGACGACGCGCGGGTGCAGACCTGGTACAACGCCTACCGGGGGGCGATTGAGCAGCTGAAGCGGCAGGGCGCGCGGCAGCGGTGGAGCGGGCCGAGCATGGCGGCGAGGGCCGGGTAAGTGCCCAGCATCTATCGGCTGAATTTGCAGCCGGATGCCGACAGCAATTGGGCGATCAATCCCGGCGCCTGCACGTTCATGCAGGGGTTCGCGCCGCTGGACAACGGGAATATTGCGACGGTCGGAGAAACTTCCGTTTTTGCTGTGACCGGCGACGACGCCCTGTATGCGGCCGTGTTCCCGCAGACGGGAGGAACCAGTCGATTCCTTGTGTTCCGCTCTGGGGACATTGACGAATACGATGCAGGCGGGACGCGCACCAATCGCGGTACCGGGTACACGACGGCGACCGCCTGGCACGCCGCGGCCTGGGGCAATCAGATCATTGCGGTAAGCAAGGCGAACGCCACGCAATCCAGCACCGGGGCGGGGTTCACGGCATTGGGCGGGAGTAGCCCGAAGGCCAAGATTGTCGCGGCAAACGTCAATTTCGTAATGATGGCCGACGTAGACGACAGCGGCTCGAACGTCTACACGGACATGGTGTGGTGGAGCGGCATCCGCAACCCCGCAACGTGGTCGCCGTCGCAGGCGACGCAGGCCGGGCGCGTCCGGTTGTTGGACGCGCCGGGGCCGATTACCGCGCTGGTCGCGTACTCGGGCAGGTTCATCGCGTTCAAGGCCAGCGCGATGTTCATTGGCGAGTACATCGGCCCGCCGTATGTGTTCAGTTGGCGGATGGTCAGTAACAGCATTGGGTGCAGCGCGAAGGACTTGGTAACAGAATGCGACGGTAAACTGTTTTTTGGCAACCATAACGGCGTCTACATGTTCGATGGTCAGCAGATTACGAACATCGGCGTTGGGGTGTTTTCCAAGTTCGGGACGTTCGCTGTAGGACGACCCACGGCGGCCACGGATGAGGTAGAGGGGATCGTTTGGTTTTGCATGTTCCGCGAGTTTGATGCCGGCGGAACGTACTACGAGCTGTACCCGTATGGGTACAACGTGCGCACCGGGCTTTGGGCCGGCGCTGCTGACATTTTCGGGCTTACATCGACGGGCGGCGATCCTCAGGTATTGGTAAAAACAACGCGGGCAGACATGGGGAGGTTTTTGGTGCCCGCCGGTGCGTTGGAGCTCAGCGAGGGATTTAACTACATCAGCAACGGCTCATCGTCTGCGCTTTACACGGCCAGATACCGCAGCGGAATCCCAACTGCGGACACGGCGCAGATCATCACTGGGCACTCGGGATGGAATGATCGTGCTTCGTCGCATCTGCGGGCGCATTTGCGGCTTGTTGACGGGTCGGTGCCGACGATTTCCTCGGCTGCATTCAACGCTGACAATGATGAATTGTCGTCGAGCGACACGACCAAAACGCTGACCATGAATTCGGAGATGATCACGCTCGACGGCAAGACCGACGGGCGCTTCACGACGCTGGACGTGACCTTTGCGGCCGGGTCAAGTTTTGAATTGGCCGGCATCGGGTTTGACATTGCGCCGAGCGGTAAACGATGAGCGAAAACTGGACGATTGAGCCGCCTAGCGCGAGCGTTGGGCAGACGCAATCGGTTGCGCTTGGCGACGCCGGAAAACCATTGTACCTGCCGCGCGAGCAGGTCATCCGCACCCCGAAATGTGGCGCGCGCGGGCAGTTTAGCGGCAGCAATGCGACTCTCTACACTGCGCCATCGGACACGTCGCCGACCGGCAGCACGCAGGGCGCGCTGTTGAAGTCGCTAATCCTGTGCAACACGGACAGCGTGGCGCGGACGGTGACGGTATACCTAGTCGAGTCTGGCGGTAGCGCGGCGGCAAACCGCGCGATTCTATCGGCCGCGAGTATCCCGGCCGCGACAACTGTGATGTTCACGTTCCCCGACGATACCTGTCCGCTGGATAGTGGCGAGACGGTGCAGGGCTTGGCGTCGAGCGCCAGTGTGGTGACGTACCGGATTAACGTGGTGGAGCTGACGAATTGACAGCCATTCGCACGCATCCGGCTGGGGCGTACATTGACGGCGGTGACGCGCAGTATCCGCCAGAGGTTGCGTCAAGCGGCACGCCGGACATTTGGCGCGCGCAGTTTGTGCGGTTGTTCATGGTCGGTGGGACCGGAACCGTGGGGCAAGTGCTAGGCTTCAATCCGGCCGCGATTACGGCTGGGTCGGGCTCCGCCACGCTAACCGCGCCGAGCGGTACCGCTGCGCTGAATAGCTTGTATCGGTTGGTGTACGCCACGGGCGCAGCAACCAACAGTTATCAGGGCATTAACACTCAAACTACCGCATTCTGGTTGGGCAATGCTGCGGGCTTGGGCGGATTCCGCTGCGAGATCGAGTGGGGCGTAGAGGCTACGCAAACCACGATGCGTTGCGCGGTCGGGCTATTTCCGTCTGCCAGTATCTCCATGACGTTGTTCTTTGACACGTCGGCCAGTCATCTTAATTCGATCTTCATGGGCACCGACTCGTCGGACACGAACATGCAGATCATGCACAACGACGGATCGGGCAATTGCACGAAGGTCGATCTTGGCTCATCGTTCCCGAAAACGGCGGGCGTGCTGTACCGCGTGGTGTTCGAGGCGGCGAGCAACAGCAGCACGGTGAGTTACGAGGTAACGCGGCTTGACAGCGCGGCGACCGCGTCTGGCACGCTGTCGTCGAACCTGCCGGGAAGCACTACACAAATGAACGTGCAATGGGCCTTCGGCAATTCCACGACGGCCGGCAACGCATCCGGCGCGGTGATGCGGGCGATGGTAGAAACGCCGTTCTAACGATGACTCGCATAGTACACGTTGCGCCGCGCGACGTTGATGATTGGTGGCCGCGCGTTAGGACCGGACTGCAACGCATCATCGAAAAGACCGCGCCCGACTGGATGCCGGAGCATGTTTACTTGGCGCTGGTGAGCGGCGCCGCGAATTTGATGATGGTCAACGAGGGCGAGTCATTCGTCATCTGGCAGCGATACCCGGGCGATGATTTGCGCGGCCTGTTCTTCGTACTGGCGACGGAGGGCGAGGGACTGGACCGCGACGGCCCGGCGATACATGCCGAATTGGAGCGCTTGGCGGGTCAACACGGCTGCCGCAAAATGCGGATGATGAGTCCGCGCAAGGGATGGGGACGGTTGCCGTTTTGGCGTCTGACTGGATATGTCTACGAACACGAGGTAAAGCCATGAGCCTAGGCGGAGGCGGTACGCAAACGACGACGCAGGAATTCAAGCCGCCCGGCTACACGATGCCGTATTGGGAGGCTTACGTAAACAAGGGGAACACGCTCGCCAATCAGCCGTACCAGCAATCCGGCCTGCCATCGGTCGCGCCGATCAACGATTACCAGAACACGGCGATGCAGTTGATGTATGACCGCGCGCTCTACGGGGCGCCGGACATCAACGCTGGCCGCGGCGCAGCCATGAACGCGGCGCAGGGTAACTACGCAAACCCGTATGCGGTCAACGTGCAGGGCATCGCGTCGGGGCAGGCATACAACCCATATTCCCAAGGGCTGCACGCGCTATCGCAATCGACCAATCCCTATACGTCGGACGCCTATACCGCGCAGATTTTCGACCAGAACGCGCAGGCGATGGCGAAGGCGTATGCCGAGGGTGGGGCCGCGCAGAATGACACGGCCGCCGCGATGGCCGGCGCGTTCGGCGGCAGCGGCTGGGAGGATATGGCGCTGAAGGGCCAAGCCAATCTCGCGTCCGAGGTTGGCAAGATGGGGTCTAATCTGTTGCAGCAACAGCAACAGTACAAGGGCCAAATGTACAACCAAGATTACGCGAACATGCTGCAATCGCTCGGCTTGGGTACGCAGATGTATCAGGGTGACGTGTCGAATCAGTTGGCCGCGAACGCACAGGCCGGCGGCATGTACGGACAGGATATTTCCAACATCCTGTCCGGCGCGGCTCTGACCGGGCAGTTGTCGCAGGACGATTATCAGTCAATGCAGGGGCTGATGAGTGCTGGCAATAACTGGAATGCGTACTACCAGAAGCTGCTGGATCAGTACAACAACCAGTGGAATACGCAAAACCTGTATGACGTGAACATGAACGAATACCTGGGTTCTGTTCTGGGCCGCGCGTCTGGGTCATGGGGTAGTACGGCGTCGACGCAGCCCGGCATGTCGCCGCTCGCCGGCATTCTCGGCACGGCTGCGACCGGGGCCGGAATCTACAGCGCGCTCAAATAGCCATGAGCATCGGCGGAAAGTCTCTGCACAAAAAGGACTATCTAAACCTAGCGTTGCTTGCCGGCGGAGTTACGGCCGGATTCGGGGCTGCCGGCATGGGTCCGCTCGCTGGACTGTTGGGTGGACAGTCGGCCGGCATGGGTGCGGCTGCGGCCGGCGCGGCGCCGGGAGAAGCGACGGCATCGTTCGTCGGCACGGCCGCGCAGTTGCCTTCGTCGGGGTTGTTGGCCGGGGGCAAGT